TGATAGCATTCGAGCTACCCACGATGCCGGCGGCCTTGGCGTTACCCGCGCCGGTCAGCAGTTCCGAGATGGCATTGGCGTTGCTGGAGCCGGTGGTCGCAATCTGGTTGGCCGCCGCCTGGCCCGTACCAGCCACGCCCGCGAGCTTGTTGTATATGTCGGTCTTGTTGACGGCGTCGCGGTTGAAGGCCTCGTTGTACTTGGTGCCGGCATAGTCGTTGTTAAAGCGCGCCAGCGACTTCAGGACGGCGCCCGAGTCGTAGCGGCCGGCAGCCGACGCCGCGCGGTTGATGCCCTGCTCGCCCTGCGCAAGTTCGAACTTGTAGCCGGGCTCGTTGGCAAGGTCGGCGCCGGTGAAGGGCTTGATCAACGAGCCATAGGTCGTTGATCCCTTGGCGCGCGGCCCGACGCCAATCCGGTCCATGAGTACCGGGAGGGTTTTCTTGCCGGCGTCGAGGTAGGGCGCGAGATTGCCTTGCGTGACGTCAAACTGGCGGCGCTGCTCGCTGATCGCGGCATTGGATGCTTGCACCTGCGCCTTGGATGCGTCCTTGGCAGCATTGGCCGCTTGTATGCCGCCGATGATGGGCGCTGCCGTGCCGGCCAGATTCAGGGCGCGGTCGAGCACCGAAGCGCCGCGCGCCGCCGTCCCGGCCGTGTTGATGACTTTGCCGGTCGCGCCATCGATGAGATTGCCCGCGCCAGACGCCAAAGCGCCCGCGCTGGTTGTTCCGCGCGCCGCGATGTCGCCCGGCATGAACTGATTCACGTTGCTAAGGGCTCCAGTGCCCGCGCCCGTGATCGAGTCGATGGGATGCGCAATGAAATTGCCAAAGCCGTCGAAGGCGCCCTTGACGCCGTTCACGGCCTGGCCGCCCATATTCGACGCCCACTGCAAGGGGTTGTCGACGAATCCTTCAATGCCGCCCGCTGCACTGCCGGCCGAACCAATGCCAGCGCCGAGGCTGCCTGCGCCGTAACCGCCGGCGGCGCCCGTAATGGCACCCATGAAGCCGTCCTCAACGCCGCCCTTGATGCCGCCGTACGCGGCAGCGAGGCCAGGACCGATGCCCGGCACCATGCCAAGCGCAATCTCCGGCAGCACCGTGGTCAGGAAGCCCGACAGGAAATTGGTCGGCTTGTGCTGCTGCGCGCGGCCGGTCTCGCGCAGGCCATAGTCGAGCGATTCGGCCGCATACTTTTGAAAGCCCGGCGTCGGCTTGGCCGGCAGTTTGCCGGTCTTCAGGAAGGTGTCGAACTGCTTCGAGGTCGCAGAATCCGGCGAGCGCGCGAGGCTCTTCGCCGTGTTCTTGACCATGGCATCCCATATGGCTTTCGAGCCGCCGGCCTTTTCGGTGCGCGCGCCGTAGAGCTTCACCAGTTTGGCGCTCAAGTTTTTCGGCGTGATGCCATAGCCTTCGATGCCCGCGCCGGGGCGGTCGAATTCGATGTTCTTGGCGTTGACGCCTTGATTCTTGGCCATCAGTCCCAGCCCCCGTTAATCCCTTTCATGCAACCCGCCGTTACTCGTAGTAAGCGTCAAATCCGACAAGCCCGATTACTGAGCCGACAGTCGTCACGGTGCCCATGTTTCTCGCGACCACAGCGACGAATTCACCCGGAGCCACTACCACAGGGGATATGAACTGGCGATAGACGCCGCTCTGACTGAGTAGCGTTGCGGCGGCCGCAGTCGCCGCGCACGCTTCAATGCCTAGCGGGATTCTTCGCGGGAGCTTGGTTGTGCCCGTGGCGAAAGACGCGCTCTCAGTCGTGGCCAGAGAGACCGCGCTATGCCCGAAGGCAAGTGAATAGGCCATGATGAGAGGACCGCCAGTCAGCGCGGCGTCTACGGCGCTATGCACCCATACGCCATGAATAATGAGGTTACGGCCGCTTTGCGTAGTTGTTCCCACTGGCACCTGAAAGCTCGTACAGATGCCATCGGTGCCGGCCGTGAGCGTCGGGAGGTAATGAAAATACCCCCCCAGCCCAGCGGGGTTGCCTGTGCCGACTGCGGTGTTTGTGAGCGCAGTGGCAGCAGCCATCGCGGCGTTGGTCAGGTTGGCAGTTGACCCCATCGTGCCGCCGTTCTGGCCTTGGTAGGCCATGTGGCCGAATCCCGCCTTCTGAGCGGAATAAGGACGACTCAGGTCCGGCCCAAGTTCGGCAACGAACACATCCGAGACTTTTAGGATGGGAGCCAGTGCAGGAGCCGACCCCGCATTGAACACGCGGAACGTGATCGGCAGTGAGCCCGCCAGCATCGGCTGGCCTTGGGTCGGGGCATCCGTCTGGAGGATTATCTTCCCGTAGAGAATGTCGTCGATGTAGAAAAGAACGGCATCGGTGTGAATCACAATCAACCAGTCGTGATTGACCGCATTACTCGGAGGGGTCATCGCTGCGGTCGTGGTTTCTACGCCGCCGAAGTTGATCACGCCTCGCAGTTCACCTGAGGGGTTGAATCGGTACATCACGCCGTCAGTCGGCGCGCCCGGTGCGGCACCGTTCAGGGTGGCGTTGAACAACCCAAACTCGATGGTTTGGTTCGCTTGTGCGCCGTTCGGAATCTGTGCAGAGACGTTAATGCGAAGCTCAGCCTGAGCAAACATCGGAAAGGCTTTCCACGACTGCAAGCCGCAACTGGTGCTGATCGTGGTAATCGAGCCTGAATTCATATTCAGGAAGCCACCCGCTTGGGTCGAGGTCATCGTGGTGAAGGCGTATTTGTACTTCGCGGTGTTCTGGGCGGTGGCGTTGAAGGTATCGTCCCACAGCAGATTCTTGAGCGCGCCGTAAAGACCATTTCCTTCCGACACGTACACGCGATTATGCCGCCCGCCCGATACGACGGTGCCACTATCGTTGATGCCGGACAGACCAACAAAGCCCTCATTGCCGAGAGTCGTGGGGGTGACGACTTCTACATTTCCATTAGCGTCTAACGGCCCACCAATCGCAATGCTCATTAGCTACGCACCCATGCTATCGAATACTTGCCCCAGGCCTGCTCAAAGCAGTACCCGAGAATATCGAACCCCACCCCTGCGGAGACGTTGCCCACTACAAGATTGATGGGGGTGATTAACGACTCATCGGCGGTATGGTCTGCGGTCGCTGCGTACTGAACGGTCGCGACTATTTCAGAGCTAGCGCCTACGCCTGCGTCCGCTACCGTCACAGACGCGACATCAGTTTCCGATGATGGAGAGCCGCCAAAGTCTAAAGTCGCAGTGCCAGATGCCGTTGAGCCGCCGCCCGATGCGTTTATCGTTAGGGTTCCATTGGCCCCGGTATCAACGAAGGTGATATTCGTGCCGGCCGTCAGGACTCGCTCTGCGGAGAGAGAGCCATTCAGAGCCAGGGTGAGATAGCTAGCGTTCGTGGGAGCGCCAGAGGCCGCGTCAATCGTCACGGGGCCATTTGCGCCGCCGTCTGTGATGGTGATGTTCGTCCCGGCGGTCAATACGCGCTCAGCACTCAGCGAGCCGCTCAGCGCCATGGTCACGTACTGCGCGCCGGTCGGCGCACCACTCCCGCCGCCACCAGACACCCACGCCGCGCCGTCCCACCATTCCTCCGCGCCCGTGTCGGTGTTGAAGTACGGGCGACCCACCCACAGAAACTTGGTCGGGCGGTTCGCCGTGGAGCCAGAACCCATGAGGCTGTTAATGCGGTCGGTGATCGCGCTGATCCACGACTGGAAAGCCGCGACGATGCCGGGGATTTTTGGGGTGCCGAGGTTCACGCTGCCTGCCTCGGCACGGGGGCGATGAAGTTGTCCTTGCTGTTGCTCTCAGTGCTGAGCCAGCCGCCCATGATGACTACCTTCACCGGCGACGAGATGCGGAAGCGGAAGACCCAGTCGTAGGACTGGCCGAGGCGGTTCAAGTAGCAGCGGCGCGCATGCTGGCCGGTCGCGCCCATCGCCATCAAGCGCTCGGTGCCAAACGTGTGGCCGCCGTCCTTCGACACGCTGAGCATGACTTGTGGGTCGGGGTCTGCCGCATTGCCGACGCCGGTCTCGATGTCCAGCCACACGCGATAGACCTTCAACTGCGTCTCGCTGAAAACGTGACGCGAGGCCAGCTCGCGCACGATGGTCGCGCCGTTGTCGGTGTAGGTGTCGAGGTCGAGCGAGTAGATCTTGCCGGTGGCGTAATCCGACACATAGGTCTTCGAATTGAACTGCGCCGCGCACTCGCCCAAGTCGCGACCTCCATCGGTACCCGACTGCAATTCCGACCAGATACCGGTCAGGCCATCGAATACCCACGACTTTCCGGCAGTCGGGAAGTTGATCTGGTAGAAGTCGTGGCCGCCCTTTATGTAGCTGAAAGCCGAGGCGTCCGATGTCGTCGAGTACGCGTTGATGGCGGTCGACATGTCCGGCGTGCTGATGACCTGCACCTGATAGCCGACCAGGCGCACGACCTGCACTTCGCCGCGCTTGTTCTTGGCGAGATAAACGAGATCGTCGCCGATGGTGCCAATCGACCAGCGCGCCGCGAGGCCCCAATTGATGGTCGAGCCTTGGACGCGCGAATACGGGAAATCCTGCGCGCCGGTGTTCGTCCAGAACTCGGCGGTCGACTGGCCGAAGAGCACCACCTGCGAGTTGTGCGAGACGCCCGCCACGAGGTCGTCCGGCGCCGATTCCGCATTGGCAAAGTCAAGCGCCGCCCAGGTCGTGCCGTCATAGGACGCCGAGATCTGAAACCGGCCGGAATCCGCGAACGAGGCAAGAAAATAGCCGTCCTGCCACCAGCACGTCGTCGGGTTGGCGAAGAACGCCGACGCAATGGTTGTGAAGGCGTGCGTCGATTGGTTGTAGATGTAACCATCGGTGCCATCGACGATCATGAGCTGCGTGCCGTTGTCGGCCATCGACACGCGCCCGGCGGTAGTGCCCAGCGAACCGCGATTGGTCGCCGTGCCGTTGGTGTCGATCTCGTACAAGACGCCGAGGTGCACCGCGTAAAGGTAATCGCCGAACGCCCACTTGCCGCGGATGGGCGTGTCGCCCAGGTCGCAAAACTGCACCTTGCCGGGCGTGCCGTAGAACACTAGCTGCGCCTTGTCCGGTGACTCGCGCACCTCACAGAAAAGGTTCACGCGCCGCTCGCGGCTGACATTGACCGAGCGGCCAGTACTTGATACGGCGAAAAGCGGATACCTCATTCCTGCACGCTCACGGCGACGGGCGGCCGTCCGGCGGTGTTTTGAATGCCGCGCAGGCGCCCGATCATCCATTCCTGCTTGAAGCGCTGGATCTTGTTCTCGGGCACGTCGTGCTCGTCGCCAATCTCGCCGGCAATGCCGTAGACGAGGCAGCGGAGCCAGGCCGGGTCAAGGTCAACCGCGGTGCTTGCCGCGCTATCGTCGATGATGCGCTGATACCAGAGTTTCGCCGAGACGGCGCCGGTCTGAATGGGCCAGACGTGCAGGACATTGTCGCTGTCGATGTAGCCGACCTTGGGATAGTCGGCCGTCGCGGTCTTGTCGACAATGTCATTCCACTCGACGAGGGTGATCAGCCGCACCGGCACCTCGTGACTGGACGCGTCGATGATGTTGAGCAGACCGCCGGCGGCGTAGTCGGCGGGCAGCTTGTTATCCTGCGTCGCCGCGAGCAGCGTGATGCTGGCCTGCTGCGCCGTGTACTTCGGCCACGAATAGCCGAAATACGCCAGTTCCTTCAGCAGACTGTCGAGGGCTTCCAGACACAGATCACGGTCGGCGGACGAGGGGGTCTCACCGACCCCCAGCGCGCCGCACTTCTCCATCGCCTTGTCACAAAGGCGCTCCCGCGTCAGTGTCCAGGTGACCGACATTTAGGCGGCTTCCACCACTTCGGTCGCCTGGAACGGATACACCATGCGCCGGCTGATTGAGCTCGTGTTGGTGTCCTGGTTCCACTGCATGGTCTCGATCACGGCGTTCTTCAGGACGTTCAGGTACGCCTCGCCGATGATGACTTCCTCGTCGCGCTTGATGCGGATGTTGAAGCCGTTCACGGCAAGGTCGACCGGACCCTTATCATTCGGATCGCCGTAAATCGTCACGCGGTACTTCTTGCCTTCGACAAGGTTGCCGCTCAAGTCACGCAGTTTGCCGACGCCTACCTGACGCTCGGCGAGTTCCGGGCCGCGGCGCGCCGCGAGCTCTGCATTGGTGGGTCGTCCCATGGTGCCTCCTTACAAGAGAGCCTGGTTGACGCGGTTCGGGTTGAACGGCGCGGTGAGGTTGACGTACAACGCGCCGGGCGCCACGGTGGCATCATCGAGGGCAGTGGTGCCGCCAACGAAGTTGCCGGTGCCAGTCGGGTTGATGACGGTGAAGCCGATGGCCGCCTTGCCTTCCGGGGTGAGCGGGAACACCACGGCCGCCAGCGACGCGCCTTCCGTGCCCATCGCCGAGGTCAGCGTGCCCGCCGAGTCGATGTAGAACACAAAGACGTTGAACTTGGCATTGGTCACGGTGCCGGAGAGCGCCGCCATGTCGGTGTTGGCGACCTTGGTGACGAGCTTGCCGCCCGCGATGGCGTAAAACGCCGTCGCCGCCTTGACGAGCGCCGAGGCGCCGGCCTTGATGGCGAGACCCGCCGAGGTCAGGCAGTACGCGGAATCCGCGATGCTGACCTGACGGAAAAGCGTGCGCAGCGCGCGTGCCTTGGTCTCGTCGCCCGCCCAGCCAGAGGCCACGAGTTCGTTGATTGCAAAATCGCTCATTCTCTTTCTCCGTGGGGGCGAGTTGCCCCGCCCCCGTTGAGGGCTTAGCCCCAGGCTTCCCAGGTGCAGGTCTTGGAAGCCAAGATGGCCGCCAAGGTCGCATTCTGAAGAACCCGGAACGAACCGACCGAAGCCGGACCCTGCGACACGCCGCCGACCGTGACAGTGCCGGTGGCCGGTACGGTGATGCCACCGTTGCCGCCAGTCACTTCCAGGGTGCGGGTGCCGTTTGCCGCCGTCTTGATGCAGGAGTTCGCCGCCATGCCGGCGTACCACTCGATGCGGATACGGTCGGTGATGTTCTCCCATACGACCTTCTGCGGAACAAAGCCCGGAAAGACTTCGACGTAGTCGGTCGCGGTGATAGCGGTGGCATCGAACACGATGCGGCCCTGCGCGTGCAGGACCGGCGCGCCGTTGACCAGGCTAGAGGCCGTCTGGCCTGCGGTATTTGCTGCCATGTTTGCTGGCTCCTATTAGGTCAAGGTGGACAGGTTGCAGTGCTCGATACGCACCATCCAGTTCTGGTTCAGGATCTGGGTGGTGGTGGTCGCCTTCCAACCGGAGGTCGCGCGCTGGTTGAGGGGGTCAGCAGCACCAGCAGAGCCGAGCGGCTTGATGATGTTCTGCATGGCCGCGCCCGACAGCGGGCAGACGCCGTAGGCGTTACGACCGATGATGAGGGTGGCGTAGACATCGTTCACCGTGCCGGTGGTCGAGATCATGCCGTCCGTGCCGATGGCAAGGCCGGTATCCGCGAATACCTTGCAGTTGGTCGACTTGAAGAAACGGATCTCGCGATACGCGCCTACCTCGTCTTCCTCCGCCTGCATGGCGTTGCTGTACTCCGTCACCGGCAGGTAGCCGGGGATGGATTCGAGCTGTGCCACGGTGTCGGGATGCACGAGGCCGATGAAGGCTTTGCGCACGGCCATGGTGCCGACGTTCTGGGTCGCGCCGATCATCTCGCGCACCGGCCTCGCGTTCTGGCGGTTCAGGGTGCGGATGGCGGTGCGCAGGGCGACAGAGCCCAGCACGGTGTTCAGCGTGTTGCGCGCCGAGCCGTTGGTGTAGATGACGTTGGTGCCGGCCACGAGGACATCGCGGCGCACCTGGTCAATGGTCGGGCCGGCCTGATCGCCCAGCACCATGCCGACTTCGGTCAAGACCGGATCTTGCACGGTCATGTCGACCATGTCGGTGATGCTCACGAAGTCGCCATACTGGGCGAGGGTCGCGGTGACATCGGTCGTCACGATGCTCGAACCTGACGGCGTGACGCCTTCGACCAGGGCGGTGGTCGCTAGCGGCAAGTTCTCGTAGCGACGGAACTTCATCTGGTTGCCGCTGCGCTTCTCGATGGGGCGCAACTGACCGAAGCGACCATGCACGTCGGCCGGGACGGCGCGGTCGAGCAGGTTGCGGTCGTAGTACGCCTGAATGGCAGGCTGGATGACGCCTGCGGTGCCGGACGTGCCGGCGATACCGTTCATGTTGGCCATGGTGTGTGGCTCCTAATAGGGGTTAGCGAATGTTGCCAAGTACACGTTGGCGCTCGATCTCGGCTTCTTGCGGGGTCATCTTCCAGACCGCATCGACTGACTTGTCAGCCGCGCGCTCCACAGAGCCACGCCCGGAGCCGCCCGGTACACGCAGGGCCAGCAGTTCCTTGTGATTCTTCGCCGCGTCAGCGCGTGCGCGCGCGGTCGCTTCCTCAACTGCCTTGGCCATCACGTGCCGGGTGCGTAGTGCGCCCAACTCGCGGATTGCCACAATCGGATTTCGCCATTCGTCGCCCAGCTCGTCGCGGCGTGCCGCGGCGGCCTTCTCAAAGCCTTCGTCGTTCAGGAGTTCTTCGAGGTCTGGCAGCGCGCCTTGCACGGAATCGAACCACACAGCGTCAAGCTGTGCCGGCGTCAAGTCCTCGCTGGCCGTCTGCGTGACGTGGCGCACGGCGTCTTCGAGGCCGGGCACGTTGTCGAGCAGCGCGGGGCGGCTTGCGGCGCGGGCTTCCTCTTCGCGCTGCTTGCGCAGTGCGGCCAACTCTTTCTGGCTGGCGTGGAATGCCCGCTGGGTGTCCTTCAGCGCCTTTTCCTGTCGCGCCGCCTTGGTTTCGAGTTCTTCAAAACGCTTGGCGACGGGGTCAACTTCGGTCGCGTCTTCCTCGCCCGCTGCCTCGGCTTCCGCGTCGGTAGTAGCAGGATCGGTCGCCACGCCGGCTTTGGCGTCGAGTTCTGCCCATGCAGCCTGATAGGCTTCCTGATATTCAGGGCTTTCGGTGTTGGTTACGTCGTTCATGTTCAATCCTGTTGTGAGCCCGTTGCCGGGTAGTTCACTAATCAGCGAGCCGAGTCATCGGTAGTTCGCTGCGAGAGGTCAACCGCTTCCTGTTCGAGCCATCTCGGTAATTCGAGCAGGTAGTCGAGTTGCTTAATGCACCCGCGCATTTCGGCGTTCTCGGATGCAATCAATTTCTTCACGGCCTCTTCGCGACGCTCAACCAGCAGCGGCTTCAGCGCTATCAGCGCCGGTAGCTGGCTCTGGATCTCGGCCAGTCTCTGCGTCGGTGTCTTCAGAGGTTCCATTGACTTCAATTCCTTGCTTCATGAGGCCCGCACTCGGGTCGATGCCGACCTTGACCAGCGTTGCGACGGTCTCCGCTTCGGTCTTGTCGATGTCGGCGTGGGCTTTCTCGATTTCGATGCCGGTGCGCTGGGATTCGCTGACGTAGCGCGCCATATCGATGACCTTGCGGTCGCTGGCTTCCTTCAACTGGCCTTGCAGTTGCTCGATGACCTGCATCATCTCGGTCTTGACCTGCTCAACGGCCTGCGCGGTCTTGTCGTCTTCCTTGATGACGGGGGATTCCAAGCCGACTTGGCCGGCGCGCCAGACCTGGTCGAGCAGTTCGCGCACGTCGACCAGCGGGATGGTCGCCTCGCCGCCGGACAGCACCAGTTGCACGTAGCCTTGCAGCTTGTTCATGAGCACTTCGCGCATCATGAAAGTCTTGGCGCCGGTGGCGAACCACTTCATGAACGACGTCTTGCCGTAGGTCTGGATGGCCTGCCAGATCTGCGCCTGCTTCTCTCCGAAGAGCACCTTGACGGTCTCCGGCGACAGGTATTTCAGGTTCCAGTCGATGAGCGCGCCGACGTGCTTCTCGATCCACATGCGGTCGATGTTGCCGAGGACTTCCTTAATCGGAAGGCTGCCGGCGTTCATGATCATGCTGATGCCGGTGGCGGTCTTGTTGAGGTGGTTCGAGTCGTCGCCCTGCGTGTACTTCGTGACCGCGGTGTCGTCGTCGCTGAACTGCTCGGACAGGTTGATGAGCGACATCCAGCCGTCGGACACGTCGGTTTCGTTGTGAACGATGATGGCGGTCTGGCGCTCTTCGGGCTCCAAGCCGGGCTGCATCTCGTAGACCTTGCCGGGGCGCTTCACGAAGTCCTCGGTGGGCAGGAACTTCGAGCGGTCAATCGAGCGCGACGGGTTCAGAACGTAGGACTTGTTCTCAACGAAGGCGCGGAAGCTGGCATTGATGACCTTCTGGTGCGGGTTGTTGTTCTGGGCAATGCCGACGCCCCACATCTCATGCTCAACGTCTTCATAGACGCAGCGGTAGACCGGGCGTTTGTCGTTGGGCGCCGGGTCCATCTTGGCCACGATGCCGCCCGCCATGATGACGATGGCCTCCATAGTCTCGCGCTCGTCGACGTCGTCGAACTCGGCGGCCTGGTCTTCGTCAATCTGGCCCGAGGCGAGCTTCCACGCGACGAATTCATTGACCGGGATCGTGCCGAAGTAGCGCACGAACCAGACCCGGCCGTCGCTGCCGTAGCGGTAGACGGCAGAACGCGCCAAGGCAAGGCGGTCGCTGCCCTGGTCGCTGTATTCGGATGCCGTCTGTTTGTAGGCGAACTCAAGGGCGTCGTCCCAGTAGCCTTCCTCGCCCTTCAGGCCAAGGATGAATTCCTTCTGCTTGCGCGCTGCCCAGAAGATGCCGCGGCCAGACTCGGGGTCGACGTCCTCGGCCTCGGGGTCTGGGTAGCAGTCCATGGTGCGGGCATGCTCGAAGTACGGGCAGGGGTATTCGTGCTCGCTGTCCATGATCTGGACGTTGCCGACCGCGTCGGTCGTGGCCGCCACCGCCTTGTGCTTCTTGGTGCGCACGAACGGGCCGAAGGTGAAGCCAGTGCCGTAGGTGCCGAGGGAGTTGGTGCCAGTCTTCAGGGTGGACTCGTAGGCCATCTCCTTGAACTGGTAGGTCAGGATCTCCTCGACGGTGTCCGCGAACTGCTTCAGTTCTTCGTTCGTCGGCTCGGTGTCGAAGGGCATCGCCCCGCTGCCGAACATCACGTCGTTGATCTTGGCGACCGCCGACCGGATCTTGCCGCGCGTCGAGCCGATGAAAAGCTTCGACTGCTGCGAGCGCGACATGCCGGAGCCTGCGCCCTCATCGTCGCGGTTGATGCGCATCATGTCCTGATAGCAGGACAGCAGGGTTTCCTCCTGCGGCTTGCGCTGCTCGGCCCAGTCGCAAAAGCGCTGGTGCAGCGTGTTGTCGATGCTGGTGTTGCTGTACATCAGACGTTGAGCCCGAAGTACATGGTTTCAGGGGGCGGCAGCGGCAGCGGCGTTGAATAGTCGTCGGCCGGCTTCTTGATGCTCATCGCCATCACAAGGGCGTCGGCGAGGTTGGGCGACTGCACGCCGCGCTTTTTCATGTCCGCCTTGCTTTCGACTTTGATTTTTCCGTTGGGCGTAAATTGACGCTGCGGACGCGACAGCTCGGCAGTCAGGTCGACGAGTTCGCCGCACTCGGAGTCAATGCTGATTAAGTCTTCGGGGTCGATGTTGACGAGAAAGCCCTTGGCGGCTCGCTCGACGGCATCGTGGGTTTTGCGGAAACGCTCGCGCACCCACGACCACGACTGCGCGCGGTAGTTGACGAACTGGTCGATGTTCGATTTCTCGGTGCTGGCGCGCTTCTGGTGCGTGCCGGGCTCTTCGACGGCGCCAGAGCCGTGGTAGGGCACGATTTTGACGCGCTTCACGGCCAACTGAGTCAGGGCAATCTTCATGGCCGGCGCGCCCATGCCGTCGGCGTCATAGGCCAGCACATCAGAGCACGCATCGTCCGCGGCCTCGAAGGCCCACGGGATGGCCTGCCCAATGTCGCCGTCGCGCTTCTGCATCGCCTTGGTAATGACGGAGCCGTGACGGATGACGACACCCTTTGCATCGCCCACGTCGGCGGGGTCGAAGCCCGTTACGCGAACACCAGCCGGCGCGAAGCCGAGCTTCTTGTGGGCGTCAATGGCCGATTTCACCCACTTGGCGGGCAGGAAGACGTTCTCAGCCGAAGCGTTGTAATCACGGTCGATTTCCTGCGCCACGGTCACGTCGTCGAGTTCAGCCTTTTGCCGCTGATACCAGGCGTCGTTCTTGCGGGGGTCGTCACGCCAGTCGAACACGAAAACCTTATCGGTGCCGTCGAAGCGCATGCGCTTGCGATAGAACGGGTTGCCATTGCCGTTGGGGGTGCTGATGTCAATCTGGCAATTCGTGGTCTGCGAGAGCGCTGCGTCGACCAGCATCTGATGCTCGATGAAGGCCGCCTCGTCAACGAAGGCGATGGAGGCGCGACCACCGCGGCCGATGTTGTCGCCGGCCTCGCCCGTTATCGCGGCGCCGTTTGCCGGGTTGACGATGCGCATGTGCGCGCGGTTGGCTTCGGTGAAGCCCTGCGGACGGAAGATCGGCGGCAGGTTGTCGATGAAGAACCAGACCTTCTCGAAGATGCTGTCCATGTCGCCGCGCCGGTCGACGAGCTCTTCCTTGCGCGAGCCGAAGCGGCAAGTGAAGTTGTCCCAGAAGCACCACATCGAGACGGCGAAGCCGACCGACAGCCATGTCACGCCGCAGTCGCGGGACTTCTCGACCAGGCCGCGCTCCTGGCGCTTCCACATCGCAAAGACCCACTCGAGATACTGGCGCTGGCGCGGCCACAACTGGAAAGGCACGGAGGCAATCTGGCCGCGTTCAAGGTTGCGAGGGTCCACCGTCATGCCCCAGTCGGAGACGAAGTCCCAGGGGTGATCCTTGTAGTAGACGCGCAGCGCTGCCGCGAAGTCGGGTGACTTCTCGATCTCGTCGAGCTTCCGCAGCCGGCTCTCAAATGCGGCGCGGTAGTCCGGGGCGGCGTACTCAGCGGCCAGACATGCGCTCACGGTAGACTCGCTCGGCTTCTTCGGCCGTCATGGTGGTGGTGATCGACTGGATGGGACCGCCGTCCTTGCCGGTAATCTCATGGCGGTCGCGGTAGTCGTCAGGGAAGCGGTTCTTCATCTGGAAAATGAACACCGCGCCTGCGCCTTTTTGCAGTTCGTATTGCCCGGTAATGAATCCGCGCCCCCTCTGCTCCCACCAGACCTGCGCGTGCATCTCGGCCTGCGCCATTGCCTCGTCGAACTCTGGGTGCTTTTCGCGCCAGTAGTCGAGGGTCTTGCGCGAGGCGCAACAGGCGACGGCAATCTCGGTCTTCGACGCGCCTTCCTGCCCCTTGGCGACGGCAATGGCGCAGCAGTCCGGCCGGTACTTGGTGGGCTGGCCGAGGGGCTTGTACTTCGGCTTGTCGGCGGGCTTGGCGGCCATTAGAGGGCGTCCGCCAGACAGGCTTCGTAGTAGGCGTCCCACTCCATGAACTGGATGAGGCCCATGCGTTCGCGGTGCTTGAGGCCGTCGACGAGCGTCACGAACTCGGACAGCGCGAAATCCCGCGTGGCGCCGGGGCTGCCCGTCAGGTTGTGGATCAACAGCGGGATCATGCCGCCGTACTTGATGGCGGCGTCGACATCGGCGAGCACGCTTGCCGCGGTCTCGGTGGTGAACGGTCCGGTGCCCGTCGAGCCAATGCTGCGCGCCGGCATGCGATACCAGTCAAGCCCCGCCGGCTGATTGGTGATGCCGGTCCAGCCAAAGGTCTGCGTCGATCCCGTCATCGTGCCGAGGGTGCGGGATGTCTTGATGCCCATCGACTGAAGCAGCGACACCACGTTGGCCGAGTGATAGCCATAGGGGTAGGCGTAGTGCTTGCCGCAGTTCTTGAAGCCGTTCGCGTAGAGGTAATCAATGCACTGCTGGATCTCGGCTCGGAGTGCAGCAGACGTGATGTGATCGAGCGAGTTGTAGCCGAGAATGCTCGAAGTGGCCTCGGGCGTCGGGATGGTGACGGCGACGGTGAAGTTATCCGCCATGGTGCCGGTGAAGGTGCCGTTGCACTCGATGGGGTCGAGCTTCTGCACCGTGACTGACGCGCCATTGCTCAGTCCGTGACCGACGCCGGTGTTGGACATCGTGAGCGTCGTCACGGAGATGGACGGCGTGTATTGCCAAGCGTTGGCGATATGCGAATGCGTGTGGCTGTAGATGCCGCAACCGGCGTCGCGCAAGGTCTGCAGGTTGGCGAGCGTCATCTTGCCGCCGGTGCCAATCGTGCTCGAGTTCACGAAGAACGACGCCGGCCAGCCGTAGGCGCTCAGGCCGTGGCCGGGGTTGGTCGTCGCAGACCATGCTTCCGAGAATTGCGAGACGTCGCCATCGTCGAAAGTCCAAATACAGATTGCCTTCTGGTGGCGCTGGCCCGCATAGAAGCCCTTGAAGGTGATGTCGAGCGGGACGACGGTCGTGTTGCGAGTGGACTTCTGCCAGAGAACCTCGATGCGCTGGATGTTGTCCCACGTCGGGGAGCCAGCAGCGGGCGAGCCGAAGTCTGCCTTGTTGATCCAGAGCACGCGGCGCCCGAACTTCGACACGCCGGTATTGACGAGCTTTGCCCAGTAATTCGTGTAGGTGCCGCCCGTGGTGCTCGCCATGATGACGCGCAGGCCGCCCAGCGCTGCGCATGTAGGGTCGGCGGAGAAATCGAACTCGAAGCCCCAGGCATCGGTCTGCGAGAAGTCCCACGCCGTTGAGGGCGTGCCGCGCACGCCAACCTGCTGGCTGGTATTCGCGGCCGTCCACTGCATGCGGACGCCATCGATGCTTTGCGTGATGACCTGGCCTGTTGCGGGCGTCAGGTTGGGATTCGCGACGGTGATGCCAGAGCCGGCCGTCGAGAAGTCGAAAAACCGCCATGACGGGCGGCGTAGCGTCTTCTTCTTGTACCGGGTAGCTGAAACGAGGCGCGTCACGATGCAGGCGCAGCACACCAAATGGCTTTGATGTTGTTCGCGTCGGCGACGTTGGAAGCCGTGATGGTGATGGGTCCCACAGCGTTGAGGGCATCGCCCCAGGCGTCAAAACCGACGAAGCCCACAGGTAGGGTGGAGCTAATCGCGCCGCCGGCCCGGTTGCCGAAGCCGGTGACGACGCAGGTGCCGGTCAGTGCTTTCACGACCTGGATACCGAAGAGGAAGGTGTCAGCCGTGCCGCCCGCGCCGATGGTGACGGCGGTCTGCACGTCGATGATCGTGACCTTGCGCGAGGGGATGGCCCGGATCTGACCATCGGACGTGCCCGCGCCCAGTTCACCCGCCAGCAGCGTATAGAGGGACATGAAAAGCGCATCGCGGTCGCGGCGAATGGGCTTTTCGACGTTGGAAGTATCCTTTCCAACGAGGAAGGTATCGCCGCTCACTTCTTGCACCCCGCTTTCGGGGCCGGCTTGGGTTTCGCCTTGGGCGGCAGGAGCTTGCGCAGTGCGG